AGCACCAAAAAACGTTACTACGGAATACGTCCGTGTAAACGTTACTTTCGGCGTCACAAACGAGCCAACACTCACTGAAAGCGTGGACAACGCCCGTGGAGCGTTAGTTATTCGAGTTTTTACTGAGAAAGGCAAGGGCCCTGCTCGAAACCAGACGTTAATTACTACAGCAGTAAATGTTTTGGAGACACTAAACTCAACCGCAAAAACAGATAGCGGCGTATTTTTTCGTGTGGGTGAAATAAACGGGCCTTCGTTTTCTGCAGATGAAACATCCCCTCATTTTGTTGGACGTATTGATACGGGCTATCAGGCAACTGTATTGAGTTAGTAAAAGGGCTATCCTGTAAAAAGCCGGGCAGTGCCCGCAGAAAACCTCATTCTCCGGTACGCCAATGGCCGCCACCGTTCTGTCCGGCACTTCAGGTGCCCTTTACTACAAACCTGCCGGAACCACTGGCACGTTTGTTTCTTCTGGTGTTAATACCACCAGCGACGAGATCACCGTCGAAACCTATCTGAACCTGAAAGTCGGTGATCCGGTTCAATTCAGTGTTGTTGACCAGCGCGACGGCACTTCTGGCACCGGTACTCTTCCCGCCGGTATTTCTCTGAGCACCACCTACTACGTCATCGGTTACACCGCAAGTACCGGCGTTCTTCAGGTGTCTGCAACTGAAGGCGGTTCAACCATCACCATTACCGACACTGGTACGGTTTCATCTCCCAACGAATTCCAAGTTGCTTACGACTCGTTTGCATCTGTGGGTCAAGTTCGCGACTGGAGCTTTGAGATCAGCCGCAGCGAGATTGACGTCACGACGATCGGTCAAACTCCTGGTCAGTACGTGCCTTTCCGCGAGTACATCGCTGGATTTGCAGACGGCAGTGGTTCCGCCACGGTCTACATGACCAACGAAGCCAGTGCTCTGGGCAACCGCATGGTGGAAGACGTCATCCAGCGTCAACAAGTCGGTGCAGGCTTCAAGCTGTACATCGACCAAGTGTTCAATGGTGCGAGTGTGGATGACACCAAGAGCCGTTCCATCGAATTCGACGCAGTTCTGGTTTCCGCTTCACTGAGCGTCAATCCTGACGACGCAGTTTCCGTGGAGATCAGCTTCCGTCCTTCCGGCGCTCCCACCTTCGACCTGTCTCAATCCTGATAACTTAGAATCCGAATAAGGGTGCTGACCCCGGTTATCCGCCGGGGTTTTTTCATGACTAATCCGCTACATTAGACGCATACATCTGTAATTCAAATGCCCGCCAGCAATCTGCGTGCAATCGACAAGCTTCGCAAAGCAGCCAACCTCGAACCAGTAAAGAAGGAAATCGAACTTTCGGATGGAACGATTTTTGAGATGTACGTGACGCCACTGACGATGGCCGAGCGCGAGCGTGCCCAACGGAATGCCAAGTCTGACGATGCAAACGCTTTTGCATTGCAGCTGTTAATTTCCAAAGCACAGAATGCTGACGGCCAAAAGCTGTTTAGTGCAGGCGAGATCGACGTTCTGAAAAACGAAGTCAAGGACAAGGATCTGCAGGCGTTGATGCTCGGCGTTCTTACCGACGACGAAGCGGTCGAAATGGACCCAAAATCCTAAGCGCCGAACTTCGCAAAGACAACTGGCTTATGCTGCAGTTCGGCGTTGCCAAAGAACTGGGCATGAGCTTGTCACAAGTTCGCGCCACCATGACTCCAGAGGAACTCATCGGCTGGAGCGCCTACTTTAAAGTGCTGAACGAGGACCAGCAAAAAGAGATGGATAAGGTTAGACGCCGCCGCTAAAGTAGGAAAACAAGGAGTTTCGGTCGATTGTCGTGGCAGAAAATTTTCAAGCCAAAATCGACGTTATTCTTGGCGGTCTTAGAGAACTAGCGGCGCTTGAGGATAGGCTAAAAGCGATTGATTCTATCGTCACTAGCTTAAAAAAGAAACCTATTGACCTTAATATAGGCGGAAGAGGCGCAAGTAGAGACTTATCAGGAAAACTGTCTAAATCGGTAAATGACCTTGTAAGAAACTTTAACAACTTTGGTAAATCATTTTCTTCTGTTAGTAAACAAGCTGCATTATTTGGCGATCTATTGTCACAGACATCTCTCAAATCTACTGGGGAGTTTAAAAAACAAGACGTAGCTGTTAAAAATTTGGCAGTAGCTTATACAACTGCCCAAGCTAAAGCAGCGAAATTTGAACAACAACAACTAAATTTAATTAGAACTTCAAAAGGTCTACAAACTTCTACAGAAAGGGAAATACAGCTGATTAAAAGAAGAGCAAAAGTTTCTGAACTAAGAGGGAGGAAACAAAGAGGCGAGAGACTACGTGAGGACATAGCTCTTGGGGCTGGCTTTCCTTTGCTTTTTGGTGGCGGCCCTGGTGCGGTACTAGGTGGATTGGGGGGTGCGCTTGCAAGTGGTGGTAAAGGAGGTTTCGGGCTCCAAATTCTATTTAGCGCATTAGGCGACCAACTAGACAATTTTGTACGGAATCTTTCGCAGACGGCTGAATCGGTTGGAACTAACTCAGATCTGCTGTCCGTATTAGATACAGCAGGAGTAAAAGTTGCTGGTTCGCTCCAGCTCGTAATTAAGGAACTGGAAGAAACAGGTCAACAAACACGGGCATTTGCTCTTGCTCAAACTGAATTGCAAAAAGCGTATGGAGGCAACGCTTTAACTGATTTAAGCAACTATGACCGAGCTAACCAAAGACTTGCTGATTCGTTTAAACGGATTACTTCTGTAGTGATGCCGCCTTTGCTCAGAATTGCAACAGCAATTTCTGATATTACAGCGGGGGCAACCAATATATTTGCAGATGCTGTAAACCAAGTTGTAGAAGCCTTTAGATTCCTTGCTGGTACGCCTCCTGGAGGTGGTACAGGTAGAGCAAGACCTGATTTTCGCTTAGAGGGCAGTTTTGCTGAAGCAAGTGCTTTTGACCGCAAGGTGGCTCAAGAAGCAGCAACACGTTTGCCAGGAGAAGAGCAAAGGGATCAATTTAAGAGCAGTGCTTTCTTTAAACGATATGAGAAGCAAACACAACAACTTAAAGAGCAGCGTTCCATAGTCCGTGAAATTAACCAAATAGAGCGGCAAAGAACTCAAGAAAAAGATGCTGCGCTTAAGAAAGAAATAGACCTCCAAAGGCAGCAGCTACAGATTGTTGTTGACCGCGCTGCGCAAGATTTAAAAAATATCCAAGAACGTAACAGGCTTTTGCGTATGGGGTTCGAGTTGGAAAAACAGATATTAACCTATAAAGAAGATGCGAACAAAGCTGATATGAGTGCAAGACAAAAAATACTAGATGTAAACGCTATGCTACTAGAAGCAGGCAAAAAAGGTTTTATATCAGATCAAGATTCTGAAAAGCTTCAAAAAAATATCGATGCTGCTGTGATATTCCAAAAAGTTAGTGATCTATCTGGCATTCTTGGAAGAGCTACAGAAACGTATTCTGTAGACGACATTTTGATTCTTACTAACTACTACAAAATAGCTTTAACGCAAGAACAAAATCTGCAAAAAGAATTAGAGGAACGAAAAAAACTATTAAACGACATTGAAAAAGCTAGAGAAACAGCAGCTACGATCGACCGTTTTGTCCAGCCGCTTATTAAGTTAAGTCAAGAGCATGAGAGAAGCCTTGAAACGCAAAGAGAGTACAACAGGCTTCTTATGGAGGGTATGCTTCCTGCCGAAGCTAAACGTATATCTGAATTTAACGAGCAGGTAAAAATACAGCTACAGCAAATTGATAACGCTATTCTCCTTGCAGAAGCAGAAGCCGTACGGCTTTCAACTAACAAATTGTTAACCGAAGAATACCAAGAACAACTGAAAAAAATTGAAGACTTGAAGAAAGCCAGAGGAGCAGTTACAGCCGAAGGCGGCAAAGGTCCGGGGGGTAAAGAGAAAAACAGTCAAGACATTATTAAAGATCGCATAGCAGAGCTTAGGGGCGAACTAACCGAAATGACCAACTTGGGCAACATTGCCGTAAATGTTGCCGATGGTATCGGTTCTGCGTTTAGCACAGCCTTCCAAGAAGTGGTTAACGGAAGCAAATCAACTCAAGAAGCACTTTCTGACATGTTCAGAAGTGTTGCAGCAGACTTCTTGAAAATGGCTGCTGACATTATCGCTAAACAACTTGTAATGATTGCATTGCAAACTTTATTAAAAGCCCTAGGTGCAGTTGCCGGTGGTGGTGGTGGTAACAGTTCAACGCCAGATCCTTTCAGCTCCAATGTGGCGTCAGCTTTGCCGGACACAGGAAATCTTGCGGACGTTGCGGCTTCAACTCCTTTAAAACTTAATGCAGAGGGAAGTTACGTTTCTGGGCCGACGGCAACCCTGGTTGGTGAAGGTGGCCAAGGCGAGTACATCATTCCGGAAAGCAAGATGCGTGAAAGCATGGCGCGGTACTCGCGTGGTGCTCGCGGTGGTTCTGTCATTCCCGAAGCAGGCGGCTCTGGAACGTCAGGCGAAGGTGGCGGAACAGCAGTTGCCGCACCAATCGACGTTCGCTACACCGTGGAGCGTATCAACAGCGTTGATTATGTGACTGCTGATCAGTTCCAAGCTGGCATGAGGCAAGCTGCTACTCAGGGTGCTAAACAGGGTGAACAACAAACACTCAAGCGACTGCAAATGAGCAGCAGCACTCGTAAGAGGATTGGGATGTGACACAGTTTGCTTTTGGTCACGTCTTAAGGATTACGCCTAAAGACACCGTTGACTTCCGGTTTCAAAACTTTTTCATCGGCAAACAGATGACGCACAACGGTGACGAATACCAGTTCGTTCCGTTTGGTTTTTCTGGCGTCACCGTCAACCGCACAGGCGATGGCCTAGAAGCATCACTGGTCTTTCCGAACAATGATTTAGCCCGCTCTTGGGGCGTCAACGCTATTGAAGGCAGCTACTTAATGGAGGTTGAAGTCTTGATCATTGAAGATTCTGACCCTGACTCTGGCCTTACGGCTTCGCACACCACTGTTCACACCTACACCGGCCAAGTTACTGGCGGTCAATGGGACAACACCTCGCTTAACCTAGAGCTGAGTTCTGTGTTGGATGCTGTTGGAACGGACGTACCAAGGCGATCATTGACGCAGCGCATGGTAGGTAACTTGCCGATTAGCAACAGTGTCCGACTGCAGTGATCTAATTGGAATGCCGTATCGCTTCGGCGCTGACGGCAGTGACGGTCATATCGACTGCATCCACATGTGTTATCAGGCATTGGAGCGGATGGACATTGACGCTCCACCGTTCAAGCAGTCTTGGTACGAAGCAAGCAAGTGGGAGATCTGCCGAGACCTTATGCGCTGGGGTTCCCGTGTAGATCGGCCTCAGTATGATGGGGATATTCTGCTGTTACCGCAGCAATCCTGGGCATTTGCAGTCACATGGCAGACGGGAATCTTGTACGTCAATCGGGGGCTGAAAAGAGTGCAGTGGTCTACGGTCCAACTGTTTCCGACGTACCACTGCTTCCGTTCGAGAAAGAGTTAATCAAGACGATTGGGATAACAGAGGAGGAGTATCGCAAGTTTGCTGCTGAGGTTAGGCGTCGTGGAGCGTTAAGACCTGCTGAGTATGACCATATTCCTGACATTCAAGCTGGTGATTTTGGCGTTAGTGCTCTGATTAGTCTTGCCATCAGTCTTGTGCTGACTGGTGTTGCCTACCTGCTGACGCCAAAGCCCAAGATGCCAGAGGCATCAAAGCGGTCACAGTTAGACCTGGGAAGCATCAATGCTGGCAACCGTTTTACGCAAAGCCGGGGCTTTGACTCGCTCAACGAGCTAGCAGATTACGGCGCACCCGTTCCAATCATTTTTGGCCTTTACAGCGAAGCCACTAAAACAGGCGGAATGCTCGTCACGCCAAAGCTTGTTTGGTCGCGGATGTTTAGCCATGGAACGCAACAATCAGCCAAGCTGATGTTTGTGGTAGGAGAACAAGGCTTTGCCGACGATATATCACCTGACGGTATTGAAAAACCAGACCTTGAAGGAATTTTTCTTGGCAACAATGCGCTAGACGTTGTTCATGAAGATTTTTTTGCTGTTTATTGGAAAAATGACACGACAACATCAGGGCGAAGCCGTATAAGGGCACGTGATCTTATTTTTGGAACGCGAGGTAGTGCGGATTCTGGAGATCCCACTGGATATGACGCTCCCGACGATGATGTGTTTTTGTGTCCAAGCAATGTTGCTGATCAAACGACAGCTTTTTGTCACGCTTATTCTCCTGCCAATAACCTAAGCTTTGGCAATTACGGTGCCATTCCAAACGGCAATGGCTATAGGGTTAATTATGAAACCGTGTCCATTCCTGATGGGACGGACAATAAGCAGGTTTATGTTTTAGTTCTTCGTCGTATCAAGATTGTTGGCGATCAGAACCTAAACGTCGGGGCTGGGAGCGAAGACGATTTGCAGAAAGTTCGCAAACAAGACATGGAGGGTGAAGGGCGACAGTACAGCCCTCGCATGGGTTTAGTTAAGGTCATTAAAAGAGACGGCACAAGTATTACTGTTGACGACGATTATTCGGGCCAGCGAACTGCTGTTGTAGACGTAAGAGCAGGCGATCAAGTTGAATTTGACATTGATCCATCTTCAATACCTGAAGACAAATATCAACGCAGCAATAACAGAGGAGGCGAAAATGTTGACGACATAAACTCAACTGTTGCGGCAGAGCAGCTTGCCGCTGATGATGAAATGCAAGTTGGTGAAAGATTTGCTATTGGCAATACACTTTGGAAAGTAACTAAAAGAAGACTAGAGCGATACGACCCCGACGGAAATCAAAGTCAAATTATCACGCTGCGTTGTATTGATTCAGATGAATCACGTCAAAGAACGATTGGTATTGTCAGCCATAACTTAGTCATCAGACCTGCACGTAATTTTATTAGTGATGAAGGCGGAGTTGGTGCGGCGTTCTTTCCTATTACCCGAGTTTCAACAGGCTTGGTCAGAAACAACAGACCTGCTGTCGTTACTGAAATTGGTTTACGCAGCAAGGTCTTTCAGCGTTTAAACGGCTTGTGTGCTTTTAACACAGTGCCGACTTCTGATGAGTTGGACGATTTTGATGACGAAGAAGTCACGGTCCGCTCTGGAACGTACACAGGCACGATCAAAAGATCTTCTGTGTTTCAGGTATTTGTGCGGCAGGCTGGGTTGGATGAAAATGGAGACTCGTTTAGATTTGAACGGATAGACATTTATTTTGTCGTTACAGGCAGCAGGCCGGTTGATCAATATAACTTCATTCGTTTCACTCATCCGCAAAATTTGCCGCCAACAGAACTTGAGTTCAAATTTGTAGGGATCCCTGCATCTGAACTGCGTTCCCTCCCAGACACGCAAGAGGTAATCAGGCTTTCAGCTTCTGTCTCTGACGAAAAAGCAGACTTGCTGCGTTTGAATGCAAGCGTTCCAGGGCTTGGCACGTTCGGAGTAGCTGTTGCTGGAACGAGAACAACCAAGCTGCAAATCAGGCTTAACAAGGAATTTATTCGCAAGCCTCGATTTACAAGCGCAGGCGGCAGCAGAGATCTTCCGCAAGAGGTCGAGCGCAGCATTGTTTTGCCGCAGGACACGCAAGGTGATGTTGAAACTGTGGAGGCGATTGAAAGACAGGCAAATATATCCAACAGCGATAGCATCATTTCAGGCAAAAACGGAGCGTTTTTCCACGAAATTTTTGGCAGTTGCGATAGCGACCCAATTAACGAAGGCGGCACTAAAACTTTGCAGACAAGAGAAAGGTTCGGTTCAGGCAGGTGGATTGTTGTTAAATGGACTGTGCAAAAGAGAAGACTCCCAAACACTCATTACGCGTATGTAAATAATGGCGTGACATTTACATGGGGTTTTGTCAGCTGTGGCGTTGTAGGCAGTTCAGATCAGTACAGGGTTGGTGATCTTATCGAGTTTAAGCGTGGCCTCAACTCTACAGAAGACGGCAGTGCTGGAACGGCCTATACAAATTCAAATCCATTTGTACCTAACAACCCTGGTGGAACGATGACGTTTTCTGGTCAGCGTTACAGGGTGACTGATACTGATCGACGAGAATATGCTATTGGTCGATCTCAGGGGTATTATTACGAGCTTTTTGGCAGTGCAGCCAACTTAAATATCGGAGAAGCAAGGACTATTATTCGCAATTATCCCAACGGCTCAAGAAAGATTAAAGTGCAGATGACTGCAACGGTAAAAGAGCAGGTTAATCATTTTAGCGGTGAAGCGAAGGGATGGAATCATCCTGAAAATATACTGGTTATTCAAGATTCAGACACAACAGACAACTGGAAGGAAGGAGATACTTACGATGATCTAGTGACTGTTTCATCCGCCAACCCTTACATTACAGCATATAGAAATGTTGGCTTTAGATATGTTATTGGCGACATTGGCAGAACAGAAACTCAGACTACTTATGACGGCGACACATTTTTTGAGTCACAGAGTCAATATGCAGACCTTAGTCTTTATAGAGGGCTGGTTCAAAAGTCAAACGAGTCAGAGCCCGAACACAGCATTGTTTATGTCAACGAAGTTGTGCCTAACGCTCGGGTGCCCGTATACAACAATCTATCGATTGCTGGCTTGTCGTTGAAAGCAAGCCGTAATTTTACCAGTTTAGATCAAATGCGTTGCTGGTTAAGCAGCGGGCTACACGTCAAGAGATTGCATCCTGACTTGTCTGTTTACGACTTGGGAAGTCTTAGTGTCAACGGAAAAGCTTCAGGCCCAAGCAATCTGTTTACCGATCTAGTCTTTTATCTGCTGACCAATGAAATGGGTGGAGCAGGAGGCTTGTTAAAGATGGATGAAAACAATCCAACGTTATTGAATCAAGATGATTTTGAAGAGACTTCACGCTTTTTGCACGCACAGAAGTTGTTCTTCAATGGCGTTGTTGGAGACAAGACGAACCTGCGTCAGTACATCACAGACATAGCACCTTACTTCTTGTGCAACTTTGTGATTATGGATGGCAAATTTTCGCTCAAGCCTGCCGTTCCTCACATGGCAGACAGTGGTCAAATCAACCTTGGCCCGGTGCCGATTGAGCAGCTGTTTACGGCTGGCAACATCCTTGAAGACAGCTACAAGCTTGAGTATTTAAGGAGTGAAGAGCGCAGGCCGTTCAAGGCAGTCATGCGTTACAGGAAAGAGACTAAAAACAAGCTGCCTGAAGAAAAGATTGTAGAAGTCAAGCTACCAAGTCAACTAGAAGAGTACGGCTTGACGTTGCTGCCTCAAGAGCAATTTGACTTGACTCAGTTCTGCACTTCAGAAAGTCATGCCATTCAGGTTGCCAAGTATTTCTTAGGCATCCGCAAGCTGGTATCCCACACGATCAGTTTTTCAACGACTGTGCATGGCTTGAACTTGCGTGCAGGGTCTTACATCAAAGTGATAACTGAAGCTACTCCGTACAGCGCAGCCAACACAGGAACGGTCAACAGCAGCGGCGTTGTGACAAGCATTAGCGAATTGGCAGATGGCACGTACAACGTTTCATATTTCAAGACCGATTCGGAAGACGTGGAAGAGGGCACCATGCAGGTATCAGGCGGAGTCGTTGCTGACAGCACGTTCCATGACACCGTTTTTACGGTTAAGAACACAACCGTTTCGCAAAACGTTTATGTCGTGGAGCAGCTAACCTTCTCTCAGGAAGGGACAGTCGACATCGTTGCTTCAGAGCATCCTTGCGATAATGATGGTGTCAGCGAGCTTGCGAAGCTGATCGCAAGTGAAACCTCTGTTATTACGGTTAGATCCTGATGGCTTTCCCTTCGCTTGTTCCAACGTCTCGCTCGTTTGAGTCAGGAGACTATCCAGTCAAGACGTTTAAAGCTCAAAACGGTAAAGAGCACCGGATTTTGTATGGCAGCAATCGTACCAACATGAAGCTGTCGTTGAGCTACGCAAACATTACGGACGCCAACGCCGAGCTGTTTCTGGATCACTTTGATGAGGTGCAGGGCACGTTTGGAACGTTTGTGATCGGGTTAGATGCCCGTGAGGGTTGGGAAGGAAATAAAGATGCGATTGGAGCGCAAACGCACGGAAACAACTACAGATACGAGAGCCCGCCACAAGTGGCGCAGGTGCGACCTGGCATTAGCACTGTTACAGTGAACCTGATTGGTGTGCTCTGATGGCAAAGGTCTACACCGGCAGAGATGGCGTAATGCAGCTCGGTGGAACGACTCTTGCCAAAGTCGTAAATTTTCAGCTGTCGTCAAACCTAGAAACGCTTGAGACGACTACGTTGAGTGAAAACATTCGCAGTTATTCGCCTGGGGTTGCTGGGTATAGCGGCAGTGCAACGTTGTTGTATTACAAGGAAGACGACGGCACATTTAACACCACCGACATCCTCAACAAGCTTTACAAAACCGGCACCGACGGCGTTAGCAGCAGCGATACCGTTGAGTTGACTTTTCGTTGGGTTGATGGAACGGACAACAATGACATCAAGCTAACTGCATATATCACCAGCGCTTCGATTGGTGCGGCGACAGGTGACATTGTTCGTGCTGAGATTGCATTCCAAGGCACTGGAGCGCTGTCTACGGTAACGATCTCATGACGGTATATCTTGGAACGCATGGACAAATTGAGCTGAAGCGCGTTTTTAATGGCGGCGAACTGCAGTCAACGATTGACGTTGCTGACGTTAATGCAACGGCCAAGCGATTTAGTTTTGACTTTGAGCATGGCCAGCTAGTCACGGGCGACCAAATTGAAATTACAAGCACCGATGGCAGTGCCCTTGATTTTATCGACAGTTACACAGATTCAAGCGTAAAAAAGTTTATTTTTGTTGACGAGCTAGACGGCATCAGGCTTTACAACACTTTTGCATTAGCCGTTGCTGGTGGAACGGCCAACGCTGTTGCTCTT